AAAAATTTTCTTTATAGTATTAGCAGCTTTATGAGCTTGCTTTCTAACATTTGGTAATCTACTTCTATCTATTGCTCGAGCCGCTTTACCTAACGACTGCAACACACCTTGCTTTCTTAATTTAACCATTTTTGGCGAGAGGACTTAAAATTCCGCAACTGAATTCTTGATTCTACAGCTTCCTAGGAATTGCGGAAAATCCTGTATAGATCTCGTATAATTGTCCATCTGTTAAATATGATTTCCAAGCATTAGCTATTTCCGGAGATAAATCACCAGAAAATTTATTTCTTAAATACTGAATTAATTCTTGAAACCAGTTTCGGCATTCAAGACAAGAGAACGTTTCTTCTCTTAGCCCGCAGGCTCTAATAATTGTCATAGATGGAGTGTGCATCTCATTATATCTTAGCATACTATTTCTCATCTTACAACATTCAATATTAGGCAACCACATTTTAAATGGCAAACCTGGTATTTCACATTCTTTGAAAGAATGACCTAAAAAGGTGAGATCTGTGAATTTTGCAAAATCACTAGTCTCTGAAGTATATTCCATATGAATTTCACTAGCTTTCTCCATTATAGTATCTATATTATAATATTTTTGCACTACTGGATCAACTGTGATATCTATATCATCACCTACAATACATGCTCGTGTATATTTGTCAAAAGCAGTATAATCGTATCTTATCTTTTCCGGAGCAGTTTTCATCCAAATTACCGACTGATCCATTTTATTTTTAAAACCATTGTCTGGAGTGGTGTTACCTTGACCGCTGGGATTACCAGCGTGTTTGCCATAAACCAAACCATCAATATCTACGACTGGTGAATGTATAATATCATAGTAAGAGTTGTTAACTCGAACTCTATTTTCACTTGTTTTATATGGAATAGCTAAATTATTATACCTAAAATCAGCTATTAACTTGTATTGGTGATCAAATGAGTTACCATCGAACTGAACACCATCTAATGCAAGAGAGTTTTTATTAGGACCATATCTTTCCATATGTTCTACTAATACTTGAGCACCCCCTTGTTTCATATTTAAACCTAAAGCCATTGAATGTTTTAAACAACTCTTAACTAACCTCTGATTTTGTTCCCAGAACATTATCATAGCGCTAGTTACATGATTAACATCCATAGCAATAATGGTACGACCTTTATTGTCGTTAATTTTTGAATTTAAGCGCAGTTCTTCTTTAATACTGACGCTACAAAGTGTACGTATTGGATTTGCTGTTGCAAGCCTTGTCCAATAATCGTTAAAAAATGAGGTATTATATTTATACCAATAATCTTGTTTTTTAGGACATTCTAATGTCCAAGGATATCCAGGTGAAGTGTCATTTTTCATCCACCCTAATATATTATCATAGCTTCTAAACTTTGAGCCACTAATAAATGGCCCAAATTCAATATCGAGCCAACCTGCAGCTATTTCATACTGCTTTTTTTGTTTCGTCATCCAACGGGTCCTCAGGCTTATCATAACGCCTGAGAGCCTTTCTGCTTATTTCTAGAGTCCGGGGTACAATACCATATGTATCATAATCCCCAATATCCTCGCCTCTAGTTTGCAACCACTCCTCAACATCCTTATCTAGATAATCTGGGTACTTTTCTTTAAACCTTCTACGCACCTTACCGATGCATTTAAGGTTATCTCCTAAATCTTCCCCGTAGTAATCTGAAAATGATTGAACAAGTTGTGGAGGGTAGGGAGACAAAATTTGTTCTAAAGTTGTCTCCCGTTGACATTTCCCTGAGGAATGTCAATGTCGATCGCCAATGTTTCTCTGTTGTTAATATAACCTTTATAGTTTTCGACATATTTTAAGTCTACTATTGGCTCAAACGTACCCTTGCTTTGCTGAAATTTGATTAAATCTTCATCCCATGATTTATGACAAGGATAAAAATCAGGCATAACATTAACTGATGTTGATCCTAAACCATGGAAACCAATTACACCATTATCCTTATTGGCTATATACACACCTCCACACGATCCACTGACAGATGATCCATCGAATGAAAAAACTCTGAGTTTATTATCTGTTCCTATAAATCTCTCTGCTCCAACAGGACCAGTGCTTAAAGCCATTTTTCCTGCACTGTCTACCCAGAATAATGTTGCTGATTCACCAGCGACAGGGTCTCTATAATAACGAGATTTATTGCACAAGGTGGGCATACCTTGAGGAAATTTATAAATAACCTGATCAGTCATATGTCTGTTAAGAACACAAGTTTTGTCCAGAGGAAACCATTTTCCACCACATAAAACTTCGACATGACTAGCTCCTGCTACACCATGTCTTGGAACAATTAAACCAGACCAAGCTGGAAAAGCATTAACTATCTGTTCCAAAGCACCCACTTGGGCCTTGACAGGATATAATATGGGTGGTGCAACAACTGCACGATTAACTCTTAGATGTTCCATCTTCTTTCTATATTTAGGATGCTTATATTTACAATCCTTAGTGCAATTTGGATAAAATTTACAAATGGAATTGAACTTACAATCTTTGAAAACATGATCAGGGCTAGAACACTTCCAACATAATTTTGTGTCAGCTTCCGTGTTTTTACCATAATAGTCAGCATCATCTTTATCCCAACCATGCGTACGAGCATGCTCGTCATCTTCCTCCTCTTGGCGTCTTCTTTCTTCTTCTTTACTAAAATAATCTTCCTCATCATTATAATTACCTTCATCTCTACGGCCACCTGGTCTTACATTAGGATGCCGAGCTGCTGCTGCATGGGCTTGATGCTTCTTGATTTTCTTTCTTTCTTTGCCAGTCTTACCATCTCTTTCAATAATTTTGTTTTCTATAGATTTGATAGCATCTTTTAACTCGTTTAAATTTATTGAATGATCTTCAAATTTCTTTTTAAACTCATCTAATGAAACAGAATTGTTACCTAAAGGGTGTTGCAACCCAGTGGTATTATGAATTGGTAACTCTTCTTTTGTAAGAGGAACCCACTCTGGATCTAACTCTATATGTGAGCCATCTGGTTTAAAACCAAGACACCAATCAGTAAATCGCTGTAAAGGGTTACGCTTGAGAGATTTAAATTTCTCAATTGCGAGTTTTCTATCAAATCTAGGACAGGAAGACCAATGAATACAATCCACAGCGTTGCACTTGGCATTTTTAGAACATACTGTATCAGCAATGATAGTGTTAAGCACTGGTAATGTAGGCTGTAAATTAACATCAGTGAGTGTTTTATTAAGATGTTGTATATCATACTTACAACCATGATTATGTAGACACTCCGGCAAACATTCAGGAATAGATTCTTTGGAATATTTGGATTTATAAATCTTATATGCTCCTATAGCCAACATAGCTACACCTATTGTTCCTAAAATTGGTTTTTTATGAGAAACAGCTAAGTCTTTAACATTTTTACCACTTTGTTTTAACTGATCCAATGTAGGAATCATTCGTATCTTTAAATCTTTAGCTTTATTTTTAATACGATCGTAAACAGCATAGGGTTTCACTGACTTATCATCTACAAAGCGAGCAGGCTGATTGTCAGTTGCTATAACTTCATGTGTACTGTAAGGTCTAGGAGTATCATGAATGGGGCTAACATTAATCTGATAAGATCTAGACTCAGGTATAGGAGTAACATAACCAACTCCTGCTGTCGGACAATCAATTGCAGATTTAATGAGTTGTAAATCATTATTCTTAACAACCGCATCTAAAATTTGTAACTGATTAACATGAGAGACTTTGACTTTTTGAATAATAGCTTTCTCTTTACGATGAGCTTGTTCAATTTTATCAGCGACAGGATCCACAATCTCTTGATCTGCAAACGCAGAAACACATCGATCTTCTTTTTCTCTTATGAGTCTAATTTCTCTCGCAAAAGAGCTTTCAGTAACAGCCTCCTCTTGGGCTTCTTTAGACTCATCATCTTTAACAGCTAAGGATTTAGGTGCTGTAACTTGCTTTGTTTCTTCAACTAGATCAATAACTGCAACTGGAAACGCTGATGAAGATGTGCTAAATTCTAGAACTTCTGTATCTTCTGGTGTGGGCTCTGGTGAGCGCAAAGTTTGGTCAATGACCAAACCACCCAGCTTTTTATTATGACTATTGCTATAGCATGCTGAGACATCTCATTAAAAGAATAAAATATCATATTACAAAGATTACAAGAAAATTGCTCTTTGTCAACTGTAATACTAGTGAGCTTTAACTCACTTCCAACTTGTTTGCCAACCTCGACCAAATGGTCTTTAGTATGAAGATGAATTTGATAACTTTCACGATTAGGCAATGTGCTATCACAAAATTTACAATGATATAAGGAAGGTCTAGCGAACATTTGCATATACCGCTCATCTGATAATCGATCAGGAAGAGTATTATTATAATCTCTCTTCTTACGCATTTGACAAATCTCACAATGCTCTAGATCACAAGGACTAGAGTCGTGTTCTTTAATAGTAGCCATACCAGATAAATAGTGTTTTTGCCACTTCTTTCTCATCTGAACTGCCTTTTTTTTTTTTAAATGTTAAACATTGAAGTTCTTTTTGTGGGTGTTCTTCTTTAGGTGGCTCCCATGAAACTTCCTCCTCGAGACTCTCCTTAATATCTCTAA